GAGATGCCTATGCTTCTAGTCATTATCTTCTATCGGTGCTTTAGGTGGCATAAGCATAACACCACCGCTTGCTTCTACCTGCATCTTCTCTGTCTTCACAAGACCAACGCGGTCAAGCAGTTCTTTAGCCGCAACCATCTTGTCACGAATACCAAGTTCTGTTGGATCATACAATGCACCTGTCATAGCCATAGCAGCCTTTGGTGCATTACGTGCCATATACATCTGGGTAGCCTCTAGAATTTCTTCCTTTAGACCTTTTACAATAGCAGTAGTGCTAGAAGAGTCAGAGTACCCTGCTAACTTTTTTGCCATTACCATGTCACCGCCAGCATCCTCAAAGAGTACCTCAAGGAACTTCTGTTGTCTTTCGTTTAGCTGTCTAGCCATATCAAAACTCTCCGTTGTGCATAGCATGAGCCAACTTCACTGCCCGTGATTTTACCTGATTTGCCCACCTGCTGTCAAGCATTTCTTTTGATGCAGTTGAAAAATCTTCAGCATGAACTGCTGCCCACATCTTTTTAAACTTGCATAGACGTGGTACACCCATATTAAATGCCATGTCTACAAGTACAAGTTGACGTACAGAGTCTAACCTGTCCACGCAAGGGTGCGTTGCTAACAGTTCACTTTCGACAATCTGAACGTCATTCTCTGCCAGAGCCATAGCGTCAGCTTCAGTAATACCATATTTATAAATATGATCAATATCAGGAATGTTTAATTCGTTTAGTTCTTCCTTGCTAATACCACGGTCTTCTAGGTTTCTTCCAATACCAATAGTGTCAATTCCAAGTGTATCTTGATACACCTGTAACTCTAATCCCTCATGCTGAATTAGTTTTTCAATAAACTGTTCGCGGTTATATTTCATATCTTAACTGCCCCAACTACTCCACAGGTATATTCAACCTTGGCCCAGTTCCCATCCTTTGGCATTGAACTATGTAATGTTTTTATATCCAAGCATTCGCTAGAAGTTTTAAACTCTTCAATAGTTTGTTTATAACACGCACCATCAGATGCACAAACTGTTAATACTAAAGCCCACACTATAGGTGTCATTTTTTAGATTCCTGACCCATCCATATACCAAACACACCCGTCATAACACCCATGATAACAGACACAAATGCAGACTGTTGGGTTGTAGGGTCAGGCAAAGACATGTACCATTCGGCACAACGCCAAGACATTATAACTGATGCAAGCATGGTTATACGTGCAATTAGATTATATTCTATGAGAGACTTAAACCAACTCATTATTTCTTACCAAAGAACTTTGTGGCAGAACGAACACCAAAAGATGCAGCAACAATAACACCAAGAGAATATTGATACCAATCTGGCATTGCTTCAAGCTGTGCAAATCCCTGCTCAACAATACCTTCCATACCCGGAATGAATGCAAGGATAAGTGGAACACTAAATAGAATTACAAGCCATTCATCCTTCCACGAGGATGCACTACCTTTAATGGCTTCCAAATCCCAATCAATTTCAGCATTTGCTTTACGTTCATATACAATGGCTTCTGCTTTCTTTTTTGCAACTTCAGCTTCCGTTTTAGCCTTGCCTTTTTCTACATGACCTTTTAGCCATGTTCCGGCAAGTTCTGCAACAGGGCCAATCAATAAATTTAACATCACGTTCCTCGTCTAAATCTAGCAGTTTTCTTTGCAATTTTTTTAGGCTGCTTTACAAACTGCTTTCCTGCTTTTGTACCTTCTCTTTTTGCTTTAGTTGTAGCAGCATATTCTGCACTTGTCAAGGACTTTATTGCTTTTTCAGGGAGATATCGTTCTCCTGTTTTAGATGATGGCTTTCCGCTTTTAGTTCGCCACTTTTGTTTTGTCCAAGATTTAAGACTTTTTTGAGATTTTGCAAGTGCCATTATTCCATTGCTTTCTTTATAGCGTCTAGGGTGTCTCGTATTGTTGGTGGTTTTACTTTATTAGGTTCATACTTGCACATTAACTCTTGGGGAAACCATTCGCTAGTATCCATGTACACTACTTCTTGCGTATTGTTTGGACCTCTGTATATACAGACTCTTGACCCGTCTATAATTTCGCAACCAACCAAACGACAGTTTACATAGTCTGGTATAGTCTCGCTTGCTCGTGCGTCAAGCCCTTTTAAGAACATTACGAAGAAATATAAAAGCAATGCACCAATACATGCCAGTATACTTAAACTGGTTATTTCAATAAACTTACGCCGCTTTTCACGCTGTTTGTAAATTGTTTCCTGTCGCTGCTTACGAATTTTGCCTTCCGTAGCAACTAGGTCTTGCCATGCTTTAGGACCAAGTGTTAGGCTAATCCAAGACTTTAATTCATCCCGCTGTTCTTGCGCTTTTCGTTTGGCAGTAAAAACCTCTAGTGCTTCTTGTTCTACAGTTTTTCCTGCAAACATCTTTTTAAATATCGGCGGGTTCTTTGCTTCTTTCTCTGCTTGTTCCAAATCAGATAAGGCACCCATCCAGCGTGACAAATCTCCTGCCATCTGCTCAATGTCACGGCCTACCATAAAACCACTTTTAAGTGCTTTAAAAGCGGCAGAGGCTGTTGCCATTGTGGTAATAGGGTCCATTAGTATACTCTCACTGTGCCTGAATCAATACTTCTTGGTAAACAATAGGATGTTATTTCACTGCCTTGTTTGTGCAATTTTTGTGCATACCAAAGACAATCATTTAAATCTTTGAAATACAAATCGTTGCTTACTAATTTTTTATCTTCCCCTATTCCAATAAAAACAAACAGGAGAAAAGCATGAATCATTTGTAGCCGCCACCAGCTTTCTTATAAGCTGATGCAAGCATCTGTGCTTTACGAGCCGACCATTGACCCGGTGCGCCACCTTTACTACCAGCTTTAATGCGATTAAACTGTCGCTTTCTCATTCCTGGCTTAGTGTAGTTGCCAGCTTCGTTAACTCTTGATTTGCTCTTTGGCGCACCGCCTTTCGCAAGGCCAATCGTTCTAGTCTGTTTCTTTTTCGCTGCAGTTTGTGTGGCTTTGCTTTTTTTGGCTGGGGCTTTTTTAGAGACACGGGGCATCTCCTATCTCCTATCTGTTGGGGTCATAAAACTCTTCTGCCGCAACTATAACAGTAAGAGTATTTGCAGTAACTGCAGCAACAATTATTTTATCACCTTCATGTAAGTATAATGGTTTTGTATTGGTAAATATAGACTCTGAACCTTTACCAGATACAGCATGACCAGAAAATATAGTATGGGTGGTACTTGTATCTGCTTCAAAATACTTTAGTGTATAATCTTTGTTGCTAGAGTTATTATTACCAATCATCAAATGTTCTACATGAGATGAAAAGTTATTAGGCACAACATATACATCTGTATCACTTGTAGTGGTCAGACTTGTAGCGTGTGTTACAAACTTTGAGCCATTAGCTAATACAGGCATTATTATCTACTTTCCCAATACGCTGTACCGTAATCATGCAGTATTTCTTCACCCTGCTTTATTTCTTCCACGGCAAAGAAACGTACAAAGCGATTATCTTCTTCATCAATATCCCACTCTGCGTTTGGATTGCTACTATGATTGTAGACCATTGCATAACCAAGCGGGATAAGATATTCCTCAACGCCGTCATTTGGTGACTGAAACATATAATTATGTAGGACACAATCTTCTCCCACATCATCATCATCTGTAACGAGATAAGGACATAGTTCAATCGTATCTCCGACTGAATAGTCCTTATCTGCGAATACACCATGTCCATGTATTTTTGAATCAGCGACATATGGCATTACTTCTTTTTCTTAGCCATTCCACCGCGCATCATCTTTTTCTTAGACATTTTAGCCATGCCACCGCCCATCATCTTTTTCTTAGCCATGCCACCGCCGCGCATCATTTTCTTCTTTTTCTTAGCCATCTTTGCTTTACCCATTGCCATGTCGGAGTCTCCTTCTATCTATAACTAGGCTTTGATAAACTTCATCAGGAAAATGTTTATAGTATCCTGACTTTTCTAAACTTGCAGCAGCATCATCAAGTAATGACAACCTCTGCACAAAGACCATGCAATAGACTAAATTGTCATCTGTTACATCGTCATCTAAAAAGTCCAGACCTGCGTCTGATGCGCTATAGTCTGGATGAAACACCATCAAGTGCATATCAATGCCAGCGATAGATAATGCTTCGTTCATGCCATCACAAAAACCGTCTAGGTATTCTATGTCTGGCAATTCTTCTGAAGCCCACACAACTATATCATAATCGTGGGACTCAAATGTCTGTACACAATCGACTAGTCCATCTAGCCCTGTGTTAATACTAAACTTAACTTGATTCTCTAACCATGCCTGTTTAGCGTAGGGACAGGGTGGCAGTCCATTAAGTTTTTCGTTTGGTACTTCCAAAAACTCGTGTGACCATTTACGAATGTCAGCTTCTACGGGATGCACGTGTTTTCTTCTTCTGTGATTCTATGAAACGTCTGTACACATTAGCTGCTGCTGTTTTATTTGCAACTCTAGCCCGTTGCTCCATGGCTATCGCAGCTTGTGTTTTATGATTGTGACTTCTGCTAGATGCCTTTATTTTTCGTACAGATGCTTCTGCATCCTTTGCAGTAGTAAACTTCAAACCCTTAATAGTGCCTTTAGGATTCTCGTCCGTGTAAAGGTCACTATGTTTTTTACTTTTAGCGGGTTGGCCTTTTTTTCTTGGCACTCTTGGGTTTGACATTTTTAATTACCCCAGACAAAACTTTGGATTGTTTAGCATGGGCATTTGAAGCCTTCTTCAGTTTACCCGCTACACTTTTTAGTTTTTTTAAATTATTATTTTTCATAACTATCTTCTATGCAAGAGGATTACGCTTACGTGCATTCCTTGTACGTGAATATGACCTGTTTTTGCTGGCACTAGCCGTAGTTAAATTACTACGCCTGTTGTCACGAGGATTACCATTCTTGTGTGCTACATCCTTACCTGCTACCTTTACGCCAGACTTCTTCATTGCAGCACGTGCAGCATTACGACTAGCCCTGCGTTTTTTCTGTGCAGGTTTAGAGTGGTAGTTAGCGTATTCACTTTTGTAATTACGTAGCGGCATTACTTACCCGTAATTTTTTTGTAGGCTTCCATACCTTTTGGTCCACTAGCTTTCAATGCTTTTAAGCCAGGATTATCTTTTACCACACCACCTGCAGCATAGTTATGTTTCTTACCACCTGACATACCACCGTATGCCATTTCTGCTTTCTTCATTTTTTTCTCCAGCTTATCTTTAGGCATTGATCCAATACCAATAGATACTACAGTTACCATGTCATCTTTTTTCTTAGCCATTAGTATTTTCCCTTACGAGATTTAGGACTGGACTTTTTACTGCCACCTTTACCAGCCCATAATGTTTTACAGGCCCAGTAACGTGCAGTCAATTTATCTTTAGCTGTATCACACTTATGTCTTGCCCGAAATGATTTACGGGCTTCATCACTATAGTTGTGACCATAACCCGTAGCACCAAAGTGAATCAACTTAACCTTGTCACCATCTTTAGCAAGAACCATCATCTTCTTGCCTTCACGGTTTGACTTTATAGGTTTATTGTAACCAGGAAATTTAATGCCACGATATTCAATACTCATACTGAATCTACCAATTCACATTTGAAATAAAATTTGTGTGGTACAGGTGGCAACATAGGCATAACATCGTTTACAATTTCATCAACACGAACTTTACACTCTTGTTCTGTATTGTGTAGACCACGATTATCCGTAAATTCTATACAATTATTTGGTGCCATTATATTGCATACTATTACCATCGCTTTCAGCATTGTCTGTCCATCCTTCCATTCGCATAGCCCACTCTACGTGTTCCAGTGTGAAAGGGCGGCCATAATGTGCTTCTACCGCTTTTCGTACATAAAATACATCACTGTGAGGTATATGCAACCTATCTAATGTGTTATTTCTAATAGCATCATAGAATGCTTCAATAACATTGTCTGTGTATAGTTTTACAGATTTCTTTGGCATTGTCAACTACTTTTTTATGAAAATACAAAATTGGTCCCTATACGGGTATGGTAGGGTACATAAGATGATATATTAGATGTTTATCATATAATGTATTTAACATCTTATGATATTACATTATATGTTTATTTATTATATGTATTAACATTTAATGTAATCATATAATGTAGTTCCCGTTATATGTCTATAATTATACCACACTTGTCAAGTTCCGTCAATCAATAATATTATCTGGACCCATATTTTATTTACGCTGGTATGATACAATTGTATGTCTGCACAAATTTTAGGCACTGCTGCACATTACTTGTGCATATTGTTATATGAATTGCCCTTGTGGTTAACACTCAATTTTACTAATCTGTGTATTTCTTCATATATACGTAACGTATACCGGGGGGGTGGTCATGCCTGCCAGGGTTCTGACTGGTCAATATACGCACCAAATGCGTACTATCATGGATTGTTTAGCGGGATTGAAAACAATATTGAAACAATTACTTTCTAA